ATACGCTGTCCATAATTATAAAACTAGTTTTCAACAATTACATAATTAATATCTTCAGGGGAAATCTTATTCCAATTATTATCCCTGTAATATCCTTGAGCCTTATAACGTTCTCTCAAGCTTTTTACTGCTTGCTCAGCTTCTTCCTTACTGCTATAATTGTGGAAAGTAGCAGGAATATTATCCGTACCATTCCAAATAGTAAATGTTTTTGTTTTCATACTTCAAATATAAGTAAAAGAAATATAACCATATAATTTATTTGCTATTTAGAATGATTCTAAACAAGATATTATTTCAGTACATAATTGTTCGGGAATGATTGATCTATCATAACTTCCTTTTTTTCCTTGAGTTCCGGTTCTTGATCCTCTCGGAGCTGGTTGATGATGGCAGTTTTTATTACCATTATGACAAGGAGGTCTAGGATTCCAGGAATCTATGTTAGTCCAAATATCAGTAGGTTTCGCTCTATCATCTCCGTACTGGCAATACCAAACGGTATATTTTTTAAACTGTTGCATCCAAGGCATCTTCCTTAGCATACCACGAGGATTCTCAATAGTAAATTTCATGTTAGGATTAATAGATAACCAATAATTCTGCAATTCTATTACATGTTGATTAACTCTATCACACTTCTTAGCATAATCACTTTTAGGTTCAGTTCCATTTCTATGTTTAGAAATAGCTGCTATAGTATACGTAGTACAGTCTGGGGACCAGTGAATATAATCGGGGACAAAAGGGATCATATCAGGAGTTAAGAACTCTATATCAATAGATAAATCTATATCATCATATTTAGTCCAATCTACAGAAAATACTTCATGTCCTCTACTTTCTGCTACTTTACCAAAAGACCTGCTACCCGCAAATAATTCTAATACTTTCATAACTTTAAATAACAGCTACTTTATAATCTGCAACCGGTTTACCTTTAATATTACAATCATTCATGTAGTCATAACATTCAATAACACTAAATGATCTGAATACTACTTTACCGTTTACCTTCACAACCCAGGATAATATAGGATTCTTAACTTCAATATTGATCATACTTGTATATAAGAATAAAAAGATAGTTTTTGTAAAACGGTTAACCTATACACCGTTAAGGTTTTCACAAACCAATTAAAAAAAGGAAATATATTAAAAAAACAAATTTTATTTATCAAGAATAAACTTCTTTAGGGATATTAGTATTCAATACAGTACATCCCCTAGCTTTTAAGGTATCTAAAGCTCCTTTAACTATAATCCTACTTAGAGGAGTAGACAACATATCTTTAAGTTTCTTTCCTTTCCACTCAAGAATTCTTTCTCCTTTTTGATTAGGGTCTATATACACAATACCCTTCTTAAAGCTATTCTCCAAATCTTTAGCTTTGAGATATTCCTCAACCAGTTGGTCAATGTAAACTGGTAAAGTTACTTCATAGGAAAGAGTTTTTCCATCATACCTATATTCTGCATGGGGAAGAGTTTTACAGTACTCTACCATACTATTAATATCTTTGTAGTCAGTATAAGGTCTTATACAAGTCTCTCCTCCTCTACCATCATTATCAGCAGTAGCAACCTTTTTACCATTAAGATAAACATCTGCTACAAAATTTAATGTTTCTTCACTCCTGCGAAGACTAACACTTACTTTCTTTAATTCAATTTTCATATGATTTTTTATTTTTTAACTTTGAGAAATCTCTTCTTCAATAGCATCCCAAACAGCAGAGTAAACTGCTTCATTGTTAAGAGCCCAAATAAGAATATCTCTTTTGTCCTCAGTAGAATAAGCTTCAGGGTCAATATCTAATTGAATTAGCTTACTTTCAACATCATCAATATGCCAAAGGTTGTTTGTTTGGTAACCTCTAGACTCTAACTCTTTACGGAGTTCTTCATCTGAATAATCTTTTAAATCTTTCATATGTTTATATAATTTTAATTTGATAAATCAAAGATATGCAATAGGATTGTAACTGTATAATTTATTTGCAATTTAGATTGATTCTAAATAAGACTTGTATTTCTTTTATTATATTAAAAAGAATGTATAACCGGATCTATGATATTTAAATTATCTCTTACCCTGATATGTTCAGTAACATAAGTACCCCAATAAGGAGCAATACCTTCTGCATGATCTACCTGCCGGACTAATGCATCTAAAATGTGATTAGCTATTTCCTGGACCTGCTCCTCTTTAACTTCATCACTAAACTCTACTTCAACGGTAAATGAAACTGAATTTTTCATAATTATTTGATTTTAAATTGTGTTGGGTGGATGGGGGGAATCGAACCCCCTCTTTCCAAACATTCCTTTATACAATCGATCTACTATATAAAGGTATTACAGCCTTATTTTTGTTATCTCACTTATAGGAGTTCCCACATTGCCATAAGTATTACTGTAACATCCACCAAATATCTTATCTTCTTTTTACATTCCTAGAATGCTCAAATTGAAAGTAAATTATAACTATCAAAACTAAGAGGGGAATACTTAACATATATCTCCTTCCTCTATTCCATTTTAATATTACACCAGTAGGTGTGTCCTTCAGGAGTTTCTTCCCAAGCAAAAGCTCCATACAAAGCTCCTCTAAGAGAAGAAATTTCAATATCTAACAGTTCTTCGTGAGTATATCCAAGTGCCTTTTCCCCTAATTCTTCAGGAAGTTCTTGTAACCATTCTTTTATAGTTTTCATTATACATTACCCTCCTCCATCAATAATGTATTGTGTAACTCTTTCCAATATTCATTTCCTTCAGGAGTATAACTCCAAACAAATGCTTCAGGAAGTACTCCACTAGACCAACCACTAAGTCCTGAATAACCTGTTAAAAGAAGTCTCAAAGGTTCAGCATTATCAATTGCTTGAGTCCTGTAAGGTTCAGGAAGTTGTTGTAACCACTCCAACATAGTCTTTTCTTTTACAGACTTTACTACTTCAAAGAGCATTCCTAACTCTTCAGCTAATATCTCAAGAGCAGGGCAACAAGCATCAAAAGCTTGTGTAGTGTGGAAAGAAGCTACTTCTTCCAAAAGGTTGTCTTTTTTAAATCTAACTGTAATCATTTTCTTGTTTGTTTTTTAATATACACCAAAGATATGCAATAGGATTGTAACTGTATAATTTATTTGCTATTTAGAATGATTATAAATAAGAGAGATTTATGATTTACCATTACGGTAGAAAGGAGTATCATCTTCTTCGGGATCAAAAATTTCTTGAGTAGCAAAACTATCATTATCTTCAGGTTTCATAGGCATAGTTAAATCGGGTATGTCTTCATGATAATCTATTTCTATGTTATCATCCTTAACCAATCGGATTGCTTCATTCCTAGCAGCTTCCAGGCTGTCTGCCTCAACGGAGAAATGGTATCTCTCCCAAGCAGTCACTTTCTCTTCTAAATAAAAATTATACTTCATGTTCTTTAATTATATGTTTAACGTAAATTAAGTACTCACATGGGTCAAATACAGGATAATTTCTGTAACCTGCATTGATATTGAAAAAGATGTCAGCCATTAAATCATTTAATTTCTCACACTCGTCTTCTGTGGGAATCTGTTCAGTAGGTAATGCCCATATAACCTCATGAGCGTCATCTTCAGGATGAAAAGCTTCCCCGTTAAGAGTTAACTCCATCAGGAACTCCTTAGCCTCGTATACAGTCTTTATTGACTCTGGTAGTATCGTTTTCATACCTCTCTAAAACTAATGTAGGTTTCTGTTCTTTCAAAGTATTCGTACTGTACAGGGTAAGTATCCCTATTTAAGAACTTAGCTTCAGGGTGAATAAGCTCCTCTTCACAAAGGATAGCTTCCTGCTCTGTTTCAAAAGTCCTAGCAAAATCTAAAGTAGCGTAGAAAGTAGGAGCACCACCTAACATACTAAAGAACTCTCCAGTTGAGGTATCTTTGATAACCCAAACTCTTTTTAAAATCTTTTCTTCTGTTTTCATACTTCAAATATAAGTAAAAGAAATACAACAATATAATTTATTTGCTATTTATAATGATTCTAAATAAGCTATCCCCATTGATGAACCTTACCACAATATTCACAACACCATCCATGAGAACCATTATCACGTTCAAAGTAAATTTCGTAATCTCCACAATCATCTTTATTACTGTTGCATACTTTGATCCTTTCAGTTACTTGTTTCTCTAAGGAAATATTAGGTAAAGGAACATATTCATCTAAATACTTTGATCCTATCAAATTAGAAAGCTCTAAAGCTTCTTCGTAAGAGAACAGGACACCTTGCATCCATAATATATATTATCATATATAAACATATAAGGAAAAGCACGTACCCTGCAATAAAATTGTATTTATGTATACGCATTTATATATAATACCTGCAATTAAATTGTATTTATGTATACGCATTTATATATACATCTTTATATGT